ATTAAATCCTTTTCCGAATTACATGGTCTTACTGCAGTAGTGGATGAAAGCACAATAGATGACGTTATTAAAATAACCCGTCTAATTATTAACGAAAATAATGCATCTAGAAATACCCACACCTAAGTTTGCAGAGCCTTTATTACAACCCTCACGCTATAAAGGCTTGTATGGTGGGCGCGGTAGTGGAAAATCTCACACGTTTGCCTCGTTAATGATAGAAGATCATTTTAGGTTTAGAGGTTTCCGGTCTGTCTGCATACGGGAAGTACAAAAGAGTTTAAAAGATAGCGCCAAGCTACTCTTAGAGGATAAGATAGGTTCCTTTAAGTTAGGTAGACGCAATGGCTTTAGAATTTATAAAGAACTTATTGAAACACCTGGGCAAGGGCAAATTATCTTTACCGGTATGAATGATCAGAATGCTGAATCCATTAAGTCTTTAGAAAACTTCGATCGTGCCTGGGTTGAGGAAGCTCAAACCATGTCATCACGTTCGTTACAACTATTAACACCTACCATAAGAGCCCCTGGTTCAGAAATATGGTTTAGCTGGAATCCACGGCGCAAGCAAGACCCCGTGGATAAAATGCTACGTGGTGACCAGGTGCCCACTAACAGTGTGGTTATCGAGGCTAACTGGCATGACAATCCTTTCTTTCCCCCTGAACTGGAACAAGAGCGTTTAGATTGCTTACGCATTAACCCAGACCAATACGAACATATTTGGAATGGAGACTACGTTACCATTTCAGAATCTGCATACTACTCAAAGAACTTAACCGAAGCCAAGCAAGAAGGCCGCTTAAGCAACGTTGCGCGTGACCCATTAATGACCATCCGTTCCTTTTGGGACATTGGTGGTACGGGTGCCCGAGCCGACGCTTGCGCAATATGGGTTGCTCAGTTTATAGGAAGGGAGATACGGTTCTTGGACTATTATGAAGCGGTAGGACAACCTTTAGCTACGCACGTCCATTGGTTGAGGGATAATGGCTATGGTCATGCGCAGTGCGTATTACCGCACGATGGAATTAACCATGACAAGGTTTATTCCGTAACCTATGAGTCCGCTTTACAGGATGCTGGGTTTGATGTGGTTACCATAGAAAACCAAGGCACGGGTGCAGCTAAACAACGGATAGAAGCCGCCCGCAGGTTATTTCCGTCCATGTGGTTTAATGTGGGTAAGTGTCAAGGCGGACTAGACGCCATTGGCTGGTATCACGAAAAAATAGACGAATCCCGTGGTATTGGGCTTGGGCCAGACCATGATTGGAGTTCGCATTGCGCAGATGCGTTTGGGTTATGTGCAGTAGCACACCCGTTACTTATGGATAACCCGGATCGTTACCGGGCAATTGATTACTCAAAACATAATATAGGAATTGTATAATGAAAAAGAAAAAAGAGCCGATGCCAAAAGGCAAAGGCAAAAAAGGGTGCTAGCTGTGCACAATAGACATAGCGAACACGATGACAACCACGACAACCACGACAACCACACAATAAAGGATATATTAATGAAAATAACTGAATTATTAACTATCAACCAATCAATCAAAGGCCAGTTAAATAAAGCTGAAAAAGAGATTGTTGCAAAAATTGCTGAACTGCAAACCGCGGTTGATGCATTAACTGCGCAATTAGCAGATGCTACATTGACACCAGAACAAGAGCAATCCGTGACTGATGTGCAAGCGGCAGCCCAAGCATTGGATGACTTGAACCCAGATGTAGTGCCTCCTGTAGTATAAAACACTGAAATTTTGCACAGTACTAATAAAATGGCCAGAGAAAAGCAACATAAGCTAACTGATGAAGACATATTGTCCATTATCAACAATGAGTTGTCGATGGCCAATATTACTGTGCAAACTCCACAGGACTTGATCGACCCTCTGAACTATTATCTGGGTAATCCAACGGGTACAGAACAAGAAGGTCGCTCGGCTCTTATATCCACAGATGTAGCAGATGCTATTGAGTGGATTATTCCCCAGGTGATGAAGAGCTTCACTCAGAACAACGAGGTGGTTATATTTGACCCGGTTGGACCAGACGATGAGAAGCAAGCAGAACTTGAATCAGAGTTTGTCTATGACATTCTAATGAAACAGAACGATGGTTTCATATTAATTCATCAGTTTGTTAAAGATGCCTTAATGCAACGTAATGGAATACTAAAAGTTTACTATGAAGATGAAGAAGAAACCGTTACAGAATCATACACTGGTTTATTACAAGAACAATTACAAATGCTGGTTGCAGACCAATCAGTAGAAATATTAAAGTTATCAGAGATACCCGATTTTGATCCCAATGGACAACCTATTTCAACATTTAATGTCAAAATTAAAATCACTACCGGCAACCCTAAAATATGTGTTGATGCTGTCCCTCCTGAGCAGTTTCGCGTTAGTAATCAGCATAATTCTATAAATCTGAATAATGCACGGTTTACCAGTCACATAGTAACAAAATCAGTTTCAGACCTTATAGAAGAAGGCTATGATCCAGAGATCGTGCAAAACTTGGCTCAAGCCGACTTACTTAGATCATCGTATCGGTTTGGTGCGCAACACGAGAACACGCTCATACCGGCGACATTTACGGATGATATTAGTTCAAAGTTGGTTGATGTCTGTGAGTGCTTCCTTAAGCTTGACATGGATGGGGATGGGATTGCCACTCTGATGAAGGTGACTGTTGGTAACTCCATGCCGCCTACGGTTGTCCTTTCAAAAGAGGAAGTGGAAAGCAACCCTTGGATAGCTTGCACAGCCATTATTATGTCGCATAAGTTTAGGGGATTATCTATATACGATAGGCTTAAACAAATACAGGATAATAAGACTGCATTGCTTCGCAATATTATGGACAACTTATACCTGCAAAATAATCAACGTAATGTTATTGTTGAAGGCCAGGTTAATGTTGATGACATGCTGGTAAGCCGCCCAGGTGGTATTATCAGAGCTAAACGGCTAGATGCAATTACACCCTTACAGACGCCAATGATTGGCGATGCAGGTTTTAATATGATGAACTACTTGGACGGTGTAAGAGCTGGACGGGTAGGTGTATCAGCGGAAGGGAATGCTTCGCCTCAGGATATAGGGGGAAGTTCAATCGGTTCAGAGGGCGTGGAACGCCTAATGACGGCTAAAGAAGAACTTGTGGGGCTTATTATCCGTGTCATTGCTGAAACTGGAATCAAACCGCTTTGTGTCAAAATACGTGATCTTGCAGTCAAACACCTGGACGTTGTTCAGGACTTTAAGTTCAGAGGGGAATGGGTACAGGTCAACCCTTCATCATGGAAGCCCAGACAGAAGACTACTGTGCGGGTGGGTACAGGGACAGGTGATCATAGAGCGCAATTGGCAGCAGTGACACAGATCACTATGCTGCAGAAGGAAATTATGCAGGTGCCTGGGCAAGCGTTATGTGACCCCATTAAAATATACAGCGCATTGGATGACCTATGTAAATTTAGCGGCCTTAGTGGCGCTACACGCTACTTTATTGATCCAAGCAGCCCGCAGGGGCAGCAAGCTCAGCAACAAGCAGCACAACAAGCTCAGCAAGCGGGCCAGAAACAAGATGCAATGACCCAAGAGCAGATGCGCCAACAAGCAGAACTTGCAAAATCTGCCACTACTGCAGCCGAATCTCAAATGGCTAATGTGCAGCTTAAAGGTCAGGTTGAGCTGGGTAAGCATCAACGGGAAATGGATAAGGCTACGTCACAAGCTCAAATTGCAGCACTTGAAATGCAATTACAGAAACAAGCTATGTTGCTGGATGCAATTAAAACAAAACACAAGGACGAAAATGATAAAGAAAAAATGTTGTTGGATGCTGCACTACAGTTAACACAAATCGAGGCGACTGCTAAAGCGGATGAAGATGCTAACTTTATTGCAAACCAACAATTAGTACAAGCAGCGGAAGAATCTATCGATACAACAGAAGGTGAAAAAGGTGAATAAGTATATTTTAGTGCAGGCAGAAGATGGTGATGTTTTCTGTAGTGAGATTAATAGGCATATTGGCTTAGGTTTTATTCTACAAGGCGGTGTGGCTATTGCCTATAACAACAATACCTTAACTTATGCGCAAGCCATGATAAGGATGACGGTTATAACAAAAGGTGAATAATGAATAGTGATATAGAAGCACAACTAGATCGAGAAGTGCATCAAGGTGAATTAGCTAGGAAGGCGTATTCTTATTGGGTTATGGCATATATTAGTGGACAGCAAAAAGTTCTATTTGATGAATTTAAGAACTCAAATTTTGGTGCTTATAACAATATACACGCTAGAATAAATGCAATTAATGAACTAGAACGTTCCATACTATCTGATATTGAAACAGGTGAGATGGCGTCTAAACAATTAAAAGGTGATTAATGGACATACAAGACACAGAGTC